CTTATAAATCAGGCTGTCTTTCTGTTCCTCTGCCGTGCAGTACGGTTCAGCCGGTTCGAAGAATTTAGGCATTCCTGCACAGCCCGAAAGCAGGAATCCTGCCAAAAAAATTGTGAAAAATAAAAACAACAGCTTTTTCATGATTGACTCCTTTGGTTTGGGGTTATTGGTTGTTGTACCGCGCCATGTTAAAATATTTCCCTGATGGTTAAGTGAAATTCGTTAATATCTTTCATGGTTCCCATGAATGCTTCGAATGTATTGCCGGAATTCAACACGGCCCGGTTCCCTTTGAGCTTGCCGTAATGCTCGGCAGTTAGGATACATCCTTCGGTATCGTCGATATCGTTTCCGGGATGAAACAGAACCTTGTCCCGATCCGGAACGTTTGTCACCTGAAACGTGTCGGGATACTTTTTCGAACTGTAGCGCCGGCAGATATACTGCTGTGCCGGAATAGACGAAACGTTTTGTCTGTTTTCCAGGTCCGCCGGCTCCAAGGTCACGCAGAATACTTCCTTGTTGATTTTCAGCACACCGAACGTGCCATACAGTGAGCTTTCCTCCAACCTGATAAGTTCAACAACCGGTATCATTTTATAGTCTCCTTTATTACTGCAATATTGGTTTTGTGGTGGTCATGCGTGCGTCTCCATATATTGGTCAATTTTGCCAAGGGTGTGCTGGATACCTTCCCACTTGGCTGATTCGTCTTTCTGGCCCCGCTCGATCTTTTTATCCAGCTCGGCCACCAGCTTTTTGATCTCCTCGGTTTTTTTACAAAACATCTCCTGGTTGTCCTTGCACTCGCTGCGCGGGATAAACACAGTCACGCCGTCATCCTTGTACAGCGCCTTTTTCAGCTTGGTTTCGTTCATGATTCGACTCCTCCGGATGTCCCACCACACAAATGCCAAGGCTCCGGCAGCTATCAGCGAGGGTAACCAGACCGCCGCATCCATTATAAATTCTCCTTGTCTTTGGCCGGGATCTTTTCGTTATCGCAGGTCCCGTCCGTGCGCATGTGCCGGCAGCAGCCTCTGCGGTCGGACTTTTCGGCATATGGACAATCCCGCTGCTTTTCCCAGGTTTCGGCACCACACCGGGACAGGCCGTTGTATCTGCACAGATTGGCCATCAGGCCACCTCAAGGACGAACCGGCCCCACACCAGACCGTCGGTATTGGTGGGATCGTAGACCACCAGGCGGACGACATATTCGCCGGCGGCGACCCCTTCCGTCGCCAGAGCGGCAGCCAGATCCAGAATCACCTTTCCGGTGGTGCCGGTATCCCAGTCAAACGCATTGTTATAAGTGTCGTAATCGACCTCCCAGTCGCCGTCATCCTGCTTGACGATCATGCGGGTAACGGCAGATAGATCCTTAGCGGAGCCGTCCTCTTTTAACAGCAGGTCCACGGTGTTGTCCCTACCCAGATATACAATTTCTCGTACAGACATGATCAAACTCCTTTAATCCAGCGATACGTCAAAAGCACCGGCAACAAATTCCACGGTGTCACCATCGCCCACTGCCTGTTCGGTGATGGCATTTTCATAAAACAACAGGTTGCCGTTTGCCGCTGCGTCAACAATGGCTGCGGCTGTAATGGTGCCCCAGGACCCGGTGGCGGCGGCAAACTCGATATCGTGGGTATTGTCCACCACCCCGGACGCGGCCAGATCCCAGGTGGGCGACGATCCCCCGTTAACATTGACCTGTTTTCTGGCATAGCCGTTGCCGGACGGCTCGGTAATGGTGCTGCCGGTGCTTGAATCCGAGGCGTTGGCCGTCATCAGGGCAATATAGGTGTCCGGAGCGCTGAAAGCCTGATTACGAAATGCAAAATCGAGCAGTTTATTTGCCAGGTAATTGGACACCTCTCCCGCGCTGAAGGTCACCGTGATCTCGCTACCGGCCACCGACGGCGTGTTGCCACTAACCACCGACTTGCTGGTGGAAAGCGCCCCGTGTGCCATGATATTGCCAGCCGTCAGGGCGTCGTACAGCGCCCAGTGCGTAATCGTTCCCCAGGATCCGGACGCCTGATCAAAGGTCACCGTGCCACTCTGGGTGATCACCCGGCTGGAAGCCGCGCCGAATGTGGTGGCTTTTCTGGCATAGCCGTTGCCGGACGGCTCCGCGATCCCGGAGCCGTCATCGGTAGGGTCCGCAGTGGATAATGCCAGATACACCGTTGACGGCGGCGTATAGGCCGCATTGAAGATGTGGTCCAGCAGCTCATTTTCTAAAAAATTACATATACTTCCCATGGTTCCCCCCTATCCTCATGTCTCATGAATGGTTCTTTCCGCGGTTAATGATTCGATACTTCTTTCTGCCGTCAACGAGGACAGCGTTCTTTCCGGTGTCAGCGATTCGATGGACGGGTCCGTAATGACCCCCAGGCCGCCCAGGATCAGGTTGATTGCGGATGTGACTGTCACCGCATCGATATCCGCCGAAAACCGCCGGGCAACGGATAAAACAGCCTCCGCGGTAACGGTGCTACCCTGGATGGATGCGGAGATCTCCCTGGCCATTGACAGGGCGATATCCGGTGTCACGGTCTGTGCCGCGATAGACGCGGTGAGCTGAATCAGTCCGGATATGGTCAGGTCGATGTCGGAAGTAACGATCGCCCCCGCAGGTGCAGCCGTCAGAGCGCGTAAAATATTTAGACCGATGTTCGGCGTGGCTGTTTGTGCCGCTATGGACGCGGATATGGCTCTTAATACTCCCAGGTCGATGTCTGGTGTCGATGTCTGTCCGACAATTGTTGCGGTCAGCGCCCGAAGTATATTAAGATCAACAGCCGGAGTCACGGTCACGCCGGCAGGCGCCGCCGTCAATGCGCGTGTAACTCCCAGGTCAACCTCGGGTGTGGTAGTCACTCCGGCAATGGACGCGGTGAGCTGAATCAGTCCGGATATGGTCAGGTCGATGTCGGAAGTAACAATCACGCCGTTAACGACGGCAGTCAAAGCCCTCAATATATTTAAATCGATATCCGGAGTGACGATCTGTGCCGCTATGGACGCGGATATGGCTCTTAATACTCCCAGGTCGACTGCGGGTGTGGTAGTTACTCCGGCAATGGACGCGGTGAGCTGATAGTTTGACCCCGAGGCTGCTGAAACCGCAAAAGCAACCGCTCCACTATATATAGAATCGTTGGTTTGAATACTCGGGCTTCCTTCACCGTCTTCATAGTTTATCTCCCATTCGAAACTATTGTCATTGGAATCGGAAGCCAACTGAGTCTGACCGGAACCCCTTCCATCAATCGTATAAGCATAGTAAATACCGACCATTAAAAATGTGAGATCGCCGGAACTTACTCCGCTAAGCGAAGCCGTCCAATCCCCATCTGTTAAGTCATAATCCGAATCCGTATCAACAGTTGGAGTAGATGTATCTAATCCCTTTAGGAAAACTATAATCACAGGGCCCCCGCCGCCCGGGGTGGCATTAAAGCCAAAATATAGAGTTTGGCTACCGGTTCCGGGCCAGTCGCCAGATGCCGATGTCATTATATAGCTAAAAACAACCGAGTTATTAGCACCCGCGCCATTATGAACGACCTGTGTAAAATCGTTGGTTGCACCGTTATCCCAGTTTAGTTCATCGAAATCTATCTCTGTCGTCGTGTGTGAGACACACGAAAACACGAGAACGGCAGTACAGTCTGCAGGAATTGTAACAGCCTGACTGCCATCGTCAAAATCTCGATTCACCACATAAGAGGGCGATCCCGTAAGCTCAACAGCCATTTATCACCCCGTCAACTGCCAACATCACATATGCCTTAATTTGTTAATTGTCGTTTTTAGAGTCTGCGTTTGAGTCGTAGCCGTTCCATCATAAAAATCTCTAAACTCGTTTAACGCTGTTCTGCATTGACTCAATGTGGTTCTTAACCCTTCATCAGCCCCAACCGCCGGGACACCCATAGTATCCAAGGTGTCAGAGTCCATCGTGTTCAGAAACTCCGCTCCTCTATCAGCAGTATTCATTAAATTATAAATAGTGCTTAAAAGGTTTCTGAGTTTCTGATAAAATTCTGTTTTATCCATTCGTTGACATTCGTTCTGTGCCATTTTTTCTCCTTACGCCTCCTGTTCATGGTTATTATTGTTGTTTTCACCGATCTGTTTGACATCTTCCATGCTCAGCTGCCGCAGCATTTGCGACTGCGCCAGCACGATGGCTTTGGCCAGGGTTTCGGAATCGACGGTGTTGCGCTTTTCAAGCTGGTCGGCAAATATCTGTTTGATGTCTCCGACCTCCTGCAGCACCTGCACCGATCGGTTTCGGGCCACATCCGCGTCCACCTGCACACCGCGCAGGGCCGCCTCCACATAGGGCATGTATTTGATCAGGTGGTCCAGCACGTTGATGTTCTCTTCCTTGACAACCTTCTTTCCCGGCTCGGTCTTGCCGTCCTCGATCTGGACGGTGCGGGTCAAAGAAATACTGAGGGCCCTCAGCATGATATTGCCGATAATCTCCTGGCCTTTTGAAGATGCAAAAAAGTTAGACAGGGCTTTTGTTAATGCTTTCTCGAACATAATTTTTTCCTTTCAGGGTTCAAGTGTATTTTATTTGCGATTATCCTTGATTATTGTCGATCACACCCGTTTTACATTTTTGGTTCACCAGCTGCCGGCAGGGCCCCATGGGCGCCGGTACCCGATTTTTAACTTTTTATATTTATAATCATTTTAAACGGTTAAAATGTTCAATTATTTCTATCTGTTTTTTTGTCGAATTTGTGCCGATTTTGCGTTCTCCTTTTTTCTCAAGTTTTCTTATATAAATAACGTTTTTTACACTCGGCCCCTTAAAACCTCGAATCCTGGAACCCTTTTCTTTACAGATCCGGATACTGCAATGTCCCCACCGCGGCTGCCGGGCGATACGTGTCGCCGTGGTTGTGGCTGCCGTCGCCGCCGCCGTCCGTATCCGTTGTAAACGTATGGGTATGGGCATACGAATCCGTTGTGGCTGATGTTATCACGCCCGTACCCGTGGCCGCTATTGCAAAAGAACCGGAAGAACCCACATCAAAATTATGTGTATGGGCATCTGAATCCGTCGTCCCTGAATGCGAGTGATCCGGTATTTCCGATGCCGTCAGTGTATGCCCGGGCTGGGTCCAGGTGCCGGCATTGACCCCGCCGTTGACGTTATAGGCGTTGGACCCGCCTTTCACGGCCAGCACCCGGTCGGTGACAGTGGCGTCGATCACCCACCCTTCGCAGGTGTCGTTGCGATACACATACATCTTCTGCGACGCATCGCCGCACAGGACGGCCAGCCAGGCGTCGTTGGCGTCGTTGCGCCGTTTGAGACACTCGTCGCCGCTGCTGGTATCCCCCCACAGCATGAACGCCACCGGGTTCGACGGCGCCGCATTTCCGGAAAAGGAAGATTTTAACGCGGCAAAATTGTTTTCCATGTTGGTGAGCGTGGTGTCCGCCGCGTAACTTTGCTCGTACAGGTCGTCGGTGAATGCCTGACTCATAAAAAAACCTCCGGTTTATCTTTAGGGTTCAAGGGGTCAAGGATTCCAGGGTCCAAGGGTTTAAACGGATTTTTTATACAGGGTTCCATAGTGTTTTTTCTTTTCCTCTTCCTCAAACTCAGCCTTTTTATTATTTATAAGCGATTCGACAAAGTTTCGCTGCTCTGCCTCCTGAACCTCCCAGTCGGCCGCGAGCTTATCCTGTCTCTCTTTGCTTTCCCACTCGGCGTCCAGGGTCGCCTTGTTACAGGTGGAGCATCCTGTCTCAATTATATCCACCGTGCCCTGGGACAGGGCCACGCCCCTGGTGTCGTGGGTCTCAATCTCTTTTCCGCAGAAATCGCATTTAATAATGATCATAAGTATTCCGTTCTTTAAGTATAAAACTTCAGTGTCAACACCGTGTTGCCGCCGGTACCGTCCAGCATCAGGTACTGGTTGTTGTTGGGATCCGTAATGGTGATCTCCACCTGAAAATACCGGCCCACCGCATCGATGGCGGACAGCTCGAACAGATCGGCGCTGTTGGGATACACCCCAGTGGCCGTGCCCCACTTGAGCTTGGCCGAAATGGACGAAGCCGCCGCAGGCGAAAAGATCTGCCCCCAGGGATCATCCATGTCCTTGATGCTCCACAGCCCGGAGGCCCCCCACAGGGCCGCCCAGGTGGCCGAGGCATCCAGCACCTTGAGAATAAAATCACCCTGCACCCGCACGGTTTTGGACGACCCCAGGTCGATCTCCGCGCTGGTATAGGTACCGGTGAGGGCGCTGGCATGGTTGACCCGCAGCACGTAGTCCCCGCCGCCCTGATCGTAAAACTGGGTGTTGCTGTGAGAGCCGGTGCCCTGGTCGATATTGCTGGTGGTGTCCAGGGTATAACCGTGGGGCGCCAGCATGGTAAAATCGCAGTACACGGCGCTGGCGGCATATTCCCCGTTGTTGCCCCGGGGCTTGCAGAACACCCGGAAACTGCCGGACCTCATGCCGGATATGGAATGAATCGGCTTTTTGTTGAACGCCAGGTACACCGCCCCCACCCAGTTGGAATTGCCCTGGCCGGAAATGCGGAACTCGTAGCCCTCCACGTCCGGACTGGAAACCTCATCCGCATATATGTTGACCGTGTCGTTGACCGCCACGGCGGTGATGGCGCTCAGATTGGACGGCGCGCTGGTCTTGCCCACAATGGTTTTCGACACCGTGTAACAGGAGTCAAAACCCTCCTTGGCCCCGGTGACGCTCACCGAGCGGATCTTGACATAGTAAATCTCCCCCTCTTCCACCGGGTCCAGCACGTAATCGCTGGTAGACTTGGTCATATAGCGGTAATCGGACGTGCCGCCGATGGACAGCCAGATCTCCGCATAATCCCACCAGGGATAGTTGGCGGCTGCCGGCGGATCGAAATCGATTTTCCACCGGGTAAAGCTGCGCTCCCGGTAGTAATATACTTCTTCCTGGTGCGACACACTGACCACCGATGCCACCGCGCCCAGAATGTTCGGCAGGTTGGTATCGTACCAGGTGTGCGAGGTGACATCGTAAGTGTCATCGTACAGATCCACATGCTCCTGAATCCCGCTGAGACTGACCAGGTCGTTATCCATATAAGACACGCCTGTCACCCGTAGTTTTTCGTCGGTCCATCCGGGCATGGTGTGGGTAAGCTGGATCAGATCCATGGGCTCCAGCGCCTTGGCTTTTCCACCGGCTACGAAAAAAACCTGATTGCCCCAGCGCAGCCGCTCCAGGTGATAGTTCAACATCTTTCCCACCAGCTCCACGGTGTTCAGGCCGTACAGCTTCACCTCGGTTTCCCTATAGTCGCCGTCCGCCGACACCGCAGAGCTATCCGTCTTGACCAGGTCGGCAATCTTGTACTTGCCGGACCCGTCCGATGCGCCCAGGCTGGACAGATATTTGCCCCGTACCGCATTGGGCCGATTAAAAATATTCGGCATGTTTATTTTGAGCGAGCTTTCCATGCTGTCGGCGATGACCTCGTCATCATCAAAGGACATCACCGCTGCCTCGTAGTTCAAGTCCCGAAACAGCAGTTTAAAAGTGTTTTCCGAATACACCAGGGCGCCGCGAAAATTGGGCAGAATCAGATTCATGTTGTCCATGACCGCACGCTTGGCGTCGGTAATCGGCTGGTTATTGGTCCAGCCCTTGGTAGTACAGTAATCCTTGGCATCGTCCACCGACCCTTTGTCTATCCTGGGACTGGCCGGCTCCGGGCCGCTCCATACATCCAGGCCGAACCCTCCCCGCACCGACGGCCGGGTAAGCATGTCGTATACACACAAAGCCGGGTTGTCCGTATTCTCCGTCACATCGTCGGTGGGATCCCACAGCTTCAACCCCTCCACGACAACGGTGATATTCGGGATGGAGTTGAATTTGTCCTTGTCGTATTTGATCCGGACATAGATATATGCTGTATATCTCAATGGATCCGTCCATTCCGGAATGGCGGTGTGCAGCGTGGCACACACGTTCTGCGTGGACGTGCCGGTGAAAAACTCGTAATACACGTTGCTGCCGAAATCGGTATAAATCTTGTCGTCCAGAAATACCTGGTCCACACCACCCTCCTGATGAATCCCTTCCACCGGGCCTTCACCGACCACACCGACCATATGCAGGTATTCGTTGTCATCACCGGCACAGCCAGCATATACCCGGTTGCTCCCCACCCGGCAGGTGCCGTATATCAGCGGTATGCCGAACTGGGTGGTGCACTTGGCCTTGAGATGACCGCCCTGCTCCACATCGGGGACGTCCGGCTCGTCGTCCGGAGTCCCCGGGGCCAGAATATAGTTGAGCGCGGCAGAAGCCAGCAGGGCCACAATGAAATTAAAAATCCATGCGGCCACCGCTTCGAGACCCAGAGCGGCTCCCATTATATCAATCTCCGGGCCATGATAGGCCGGTTGAACTTTCCCAGGTGAAACACCGCCACGCCGTGCCTGGCAAACGACGACATAATCATTTTTTTGCCCACATACACGGCCGGGAAAATCACCCGGTCGGGCTGCATCACCACCACCAGGTCGAATATTTTCAGCCGGTCAATATCCGCCGGCCGCCCCAGGCTTTTGATGAGCTGCAGCATCCGGGCCTGGGTAAGTTTGGGGTTGGCCCTGAAATACTCCTGGTAATTGTCCAGGGTCAGACTGCCGAAGCTGTCCGGCGCATCAAAGCCCAGATCCGCATATATGCCGTGCATCAGGTGCATGCACGGCATCTCGGAAAACGATTTGCCGATGTACTTTCCGGTGATTTCAGATAATGGTTTTTTATCCTTCACTTGATTCCTTGACCCCTTGAATCCTTGAATCCTTTTCTATTACGCATTCTGCGTTCTCCCCCACCAGATCTTCTTTTCCTCCAGAGACGGCAAAAAGCGAAACCCGCCGTAGTTGTCCGTGTTGGAAAGCGCCTGACAGCGATCATACGACTGATCGCACCAGGTTTCGCCGCCGCTGTAGCCGCACTCCGTGCCCTTGAACTCCCAGGGGCAGGACGCCTGGCACGTTCGCAGCGTGCGCTTGGACCACAGCACGAATTCATTGACCAGCTTGATCCGGCATTTTTCCTCGGTAAGCTCCCATTCACCCACCAGACCCCGGAACAGTTCTTCGGCCGCGATAATGGTGTAATCGGCGGACACCATAAAAAACGACAGGATGCACGTTTTGCTTGCCACATCTTCATTGAGCAAAATGGACGAAAAGGTCAGGTCCACGTTGGAAAAGTTCAGTTCCAGGCTGTCCACGCTCATCCCGGCCGAATTGACCACGTTGCCGATGGAAAAGGGAAATGAGCTGTACTTGTTGCCGCCGTGATACATATCAATATCGCAGTCCGTGTACCGGTAGGTAGAGGCAAACTGCATATCGATCATAAAAAACGATGCCGCGATCTCCTTGGCCAGCTCGGCGGTAATATTGGAATCAAAAGACTTCAATAAAACACTCCCCTTTTTTTTAGGCCGCTTTCAGCCCCTTTAATTGGATGCCATATCTAAATAAATTGGTCATAAACAGCTCCCGGGACAGCTTATCCTCGGCAAAACGTGCCCGGATCCTCAGAAACCCGGTAAAATCCGCTGTAACGACTTCGCCGGCAGCAGGCGGGCTGACAAAGTCCACGCGGTCGGCACTGGACTCCCCGCCGCCGTTCAAAATCACGTAATCGGTGGTAAGGGTCTGCTCCACGCCATCGATATAAATCACCTGCGATGACGTGGATCGGCCCGGGATGTCGAACACCTCGGTGGACGCGTCCCCGGTACCGACATACTGGCCGTCGTGATTCGGCGATATACTCGCCAAAAGCGCCAGGTCGTAGATATAAAACGCCTCGTATGCCCCCTTGCGGGCCAGATAAAAATCCCACAGGGTCTGCATGTCGGTTTCGGACAGCGCACCGTAATTCACCGTCACATTATATTTGGGAAACAGCTGTTTTTGCCGGCGCTGCTCTCCGCCGCCGTCAAAACCGGATATCAGGGTTTTGAATTCCGGCTCGACAATGAGCGGGTATATCGGTTTAGGTGACTCCGGGTAAGTGCTCATTTGGGCCCTTTTTTGGTTTTTATTTTATTCATCGTTCGATGTTGGGCGTTCGATGTTCGATGTTCATTTTTTTAAAGCGTTCTCCTCATGATATCTCTTAGCGGCGTATTCCCGATCATGGCATCGCCGACCACATTGACGACGGCGCTGGGGTTTCTCCGCACCACTTCTTCGAAGCTCCTGGAATCGATGGCCATGATGTTAAAGTTATTGGTAACGCCCCCGGTCCCGCCTTCGGTCTTGACACCCAAGTCCCCGCCTGAAGTGCGGGTCAGGGGCAGAATGGCCTCCGGGCCGGCTTCGCCCATCAAACCTATTCCAGAGGCAAATGGAAAAATGGCCGGGCGGTGGACCACCCCGCCCCTGGCAAAGGGAACCAGGCCGGATTGATCGTACACGTTACCCTGGGCGTTGGTGGAAAAACTGAAATTGGAAAAAAGGGATGACACGGCCTGCTGCATAATCAGCTTGATCATCCATTTGAGCGTACTGCGGGCGAAGTCCCTGAATGCTTCCTTGGCGGTTTTGGCGCCGGTCACGATGTCCGCCAAGGTATCGACCAGGCCGGACTCCAGGCTGTCTTTCAAATTCTCAAAAGCGGCTGCCGCTTCTTCCGCCGAATCCTTCATGGCGTCGGCAATCTGATCGGAATAATCGGTGGCCGCCAGCGCCGCACCGTTCAACTCGTCGGTAAATTCCGCTATCATCCGGTCCAGCTCATCGACGGCCGGTGCTGCATACTCGGTGGCTGCCAGTGCCATGCCGTCCAGCTCCTGATTGAATTTTTGTATCATCCGGTCATATTCATCAAAAGCCGCTGTGGCCGCCCTGGTTTGGGTGCCAAGCTGGTCGGTATCGCTGATCACGGTGGTGTATGCCTGGTGAAGGTTGTCGAACTCTTCGGTCACCCGGTCAGCGGCGCCGGTAGGCAGGCCGGTGTTCCAGTCCTTTTCTCCGGACAGCACCGCCCCGATTTCGGCAAAGGCTTTTTTAAAATCCTGGATACTTCGATAGGCCGCACTGATCCCCAGCACCTCGTCCAGGTTTCTGCCGGTCTGAACAATGATGGAAAACGTCTCACCGATGAACCGCAGACCGGTGCCGATGGCATTCAGGTACTCGGGCACTTTTTGCTTGATGAGCTCCTGGTTGCTGGCAATCCATTCTTTCAGCCCGTCGTTTATTTCTTTTAAATGACTCTTGATGACCTCGAACACCCCAGCGTCCATAACCTGTTTGAGTATCTCTTCCAGGTAGGATTTGAAGGTGGCCACCATGCCCTGCCAGGAGTCCTGGGCCTTTTTGGCCGCCCCTCCGAAATCGGCATCCAGCCCTTGCCAGATGGCGTCGATGATCTCCTCGATGGACACCTGGGATTTTTTCAGCTCCTCCACCGTCATGCCGAATGCTTCGGTGAGGTATTTACGCGCATTGATGCCGGCCTCGGACATCTGATTGAGCTCCTCGGCGGACAGCTTTCCCAAGGTGGCCATCTGGCCCAGTGCACGCGCCACTCTCGGCATGGTATCTTCGCCGAAAATGCTGGACACATCCACCAGGGTCTGCATCTTGTCGATGGTGGGGTCCAATCCCATGGCCTGCATCATGGCAAACGTGTCCACCGCCTTTCGGGTGTTTACCGGCATTTCAAGAGCCCAGGCGTTGATCTTGTCCAGGGTCTCCTGGCCTTTGCCTTTGGTCAGGGCATCCAGTTTGACTTCCATCTGCTCGAACGAGGCCGCCACGTCCAGAGCGGCGGTGGCCGCCATTTTCATCCCGGCCGCGCCGGCCAGGGCCACCAGTCCGCCCTTCAGCGAAAACACCGACTTGGTCAGCGCGGTCATGCGGCCCTGCAGTTTTGTAAATGCCTGCCCGGTGATGTCCCTGGCAGCTAAAACGATTTCAAGTTTATGATCCATTAAAATAAAACACTCCGTGTTTTTTTAAGGGTTCAAGGATTCCAGGGTTCGAGGGATCGAGGGAAGGAATTCTGCCTATTTTAAAAAAGATGGAGCAAAGCGACACCACCACTCGAATCCTTGAATCCTTGAACCCTTGAACCCTTTTTTCATATTCTCTTTCCCTGCATCTTCAGCCTGAAGTTGCGCCGAACATTCGGCCACACCTCTTTTTCGTGCATATCCCAGAACGGCTCCATGATGGGCCGGGCCGGGGTGCGAAAACTCTGTGTTGTTTTTCTTAAAAACAGATACTTGCGGCCTTTTGACCGCCCGGTCATTTTGGCGGCCCTGGACGCAAAAAATTCACGTTTAAAACTGCCGGAGTACTTTCCCGATCCCAGCGGACCGGTGAACCCTTCCTGGTGCTGTTTGGCCAGGCGTTTCATGGTGACTGACGACCGCGGTCCCACCCAGCCGACCTCCACCGCCATGGAAGCCCGGTCAAAATGAGAAAAAATGCCTTTAGTCAGTCCGGCCAGCGGCTTGTTGGCCCGCCAGTTGGCTTTGCCCTGGTGCCAGGCCCGGGCCAGCCAGGTCAGTCCGGCAAACCTCTTTCCGCCGGGAGCGCCCTTTTTGATCTCCCTGACCAGCGCCTTTCTAAGCCGAAAACCCTCAACCTTGATCGCGGTGGTGAGGGCTCTTTGTTGCCGTCCGGTCTCGGCCTTCAGGTCTTTTTGCAGGTTTTTCAGCCCGCGAACGGTGACTTTCAGCATGTTGTTTCCCGAGTATATGTGCCTCCAGGCATTTAATTTTTTTCATGGTGCAGGGCGTCAGCTCGATTTCCAGTCGCTCCGCCTCGCGGTACACCATGTGGTAATCCAGCCCCGTGCCGGATCCCCGCCACTGGGTTTGCACCTCGACCCACAGATCCCAGGCGTCTTCGTTTTCATCCATCAGGGGCGGCGGAATGCCATATTCACAGATCCGGCAAACCTCTTGCGGTTTGGCGCAGACCTTGCAGTACTCTATTCTTTCTCTGTCTGAGAACCAGCCCCAGACGCTGACGAGTTTTTTTCCTCTCCCGCCGATCCGTAGGTTTCTTTTAAAATCGCCGTCCAGATCTGAACGCTAACCTTGTAGGGAGAGTCTTCGATGAGCTCAACGTCCTTTTTGTTGAAAATCATAGGTAAAATCTCATCGATCAAATCATCGACCTGCTCAATTTTTAGCTTGCCGATTTCATATCCTTTTTTCTTTAAGGCTTTAATCTCTTTGCGCTTGAGTCCCCGGACGGATAATTCGTTATCACCGACCTTCACTTTTCTGCTCATGTTTCATCCTTTCCCTTGACCCCTTGAACCTCCGAATCCTTAAACCCTTTTTTTAATAACTTTCCACCCCGTTGGTCACCCTGGCCACAATGGCGCTGGCTTCCGACCCGTCGGTGTAATATCCCTGAAAGTTCAGGTCTACCAGCAGACCCTGGGGACCGGGCACATCCGGAGAATTTCGCTCGTAGCGCAGCTCCTGGAACTCCACCTCCAGAATGGAGCTGGCACTGCCGGTGACGGTGATCTTCAGGCTCGACTCGGTGCCGGCAATGGCCTTGTCCAGCAGGGTCGAATCCTCGAACAGGGTTTTCAGGTTGCCGGTCACGCCCACGATCCCCACCGGTATGCTGCCGCGCACGCCGGATCCGCCGATGACAAACTGGTCGGTATCCAGTCCGAAATTTACGGAAAACGACACTTCGCGGGCGTTGGACAGGGCGCCGCCGCCTTCGGTAAGGCCCGCCTGGAAGTTTTCCACCCGGGCCAGCGATATGGTGTCCGGGTCGGCGTCAAACGAGCTGTTTTCCAGCGTTTCAGATGCGCCCACCACATCGATATTGCTCACCAGCTCACCGTCCCCACCCACGGCCATGGACCAGCCGGACACCACACAGCCGAGAAACCGGGCATACTTGTCGGTGGCCAGGTCGAGAAATTGTTCTTCCAGAGTAAAAGACGGCATGGTGGAGCCGATCTTGTACTCGTGGGTGTAGGGGTCCGATCCGGTGGTGGCCGGGTCGCCGAACATCTTTTGCAGCCAGTACGGCATGGCCAGCGAGTCCGCCGGCACCACGATGGGTCCGGACACGTCCCGGTTGCCGGCAAAGGGCGCCACCGGGTTGCGGGTGCCGGTCAGCGTCTGGGCGGTGGAAAGCGCCTGCAGACCCTTCACACCGCAACTGTTCACCGGCAGTATAAAACCGGCTGTTGCCACGGTCTTGTACGAGCTCTCCTCGCCGATCATTACTTTTACATTTGCTCCTGTTTGTTGTGCCATGATAAAATTACTCCGTAATTTGGGTTTACAGTTGACGGTTTTCAGTTTCCGGTTAAAAAAAACCGTTAACCGTGAACCGTAAACCGCTTTTATTCCATTGGATCCTCGCCGATGGTCAGATCCTGGGTGAAATTGATATCCAGGTACCCGCACATTTCCGGCAACCGGGTCACCGTGTCCGTTTCAACGGTGAATCCGCAGGTAAAATTCGCCGGCAAAGCCGCCACCATGGCGTTTTTGATGTGCTCGACAAACTCCGATACCAGCTTGACGCCCAGGGCCTCGGTAACGTTGTCTTCGGTGCGCAGCTTGTATCCGTCCTTGTTGATAGACAGGAAGCCTTCAAAGAAGTATTCCACCTGACTTTTTCTCTGGTGAAACGATTTGCCCGGCGACCCGAAAATCACATACGGCGTATCGTCATCCTCATCCGGATCCGCGGCCGCATCCACCTCGGCAAACACTGTGACGCTGCGCTCAAAGTTGATATGGGCCCAGGCGTCCAGCTCGCTGTCGTTGGCCACCGCTTCCACAAAGGTATTGAAAAAGGTGTATAGATCCATAAAAAATGCTTTGCATTTAAGGGTTCGAGGGGCCAAGGGGTCGAGGGTTCAAGCGGTGGAGTCGCTTTGCTCCTTCTTTCACTTGAATCCTCGAATCCCTGAATCCTTGGACCCTTTTATTTTACGTTACAATGGTATCGGTGAACAGGCAGCCTGCGTCTGCGCAAACCACTTTGGGATCAAAGTTCTCCGATGCTTCCACCAGATAGGACTTGATATCAGAATCCCACCAGTATCTAACGGACCGATAAATATCGGACGCGATCTCCGCGTCCTCCGGTGATTCCGAACCCTTCCAGTTGAACACGTATCCGGCGCTGGGAACATCAAGCGCAGGCTCGTTCTCACAGTAATACAGCAAGGCCGCGCCTTTGGTGGCATTGGTCTCCCAGATATCCACCGCGTTAAAATCGGTGCCGGCCACCACTTCTTCGGCATCCGACTTGATGGCTCCGCCGATACCGACCCACTCCAGCTCAAAAAGCTGCGCCAGGGTCTGGGTGGTGACATCCGCCGGCTTGCCGGCCGTGCCGGTGTACTTGATCCGCTCCAGCACGGTGTACTCGGTTTTCACGTTCTTGAAGGTTTTGGCATCCATGATCAACCGGTTGGGGTACCGGCCGATGAGCTGCCGGATCACCTCTTTCTGCGCCAGGATATCGGCGATAAAGGTGTTCCCGGACCCGTCCGCGGTGCCGACCCAGCCGGCCGCCACGTCGTCAGTGGTGGTCCAGTTGGCTGCAGTCATACACAAAGCGGCCACTTCAATCTCTTTTGCCAGCATCACCTTCTGGGTGGCAAACCTGGCACCTGTCTCAAAGGGCTTGATCGGTATATCCGCATTGTTGATCAACTCGATGGGCACCTTATGAGCAAGAGCTGTTTCCTGGCAGGAATAAGTATCGCTTGTAACCGGATAACCGCCCCGGGCCGCTTTCGTTCCCGGTCCTCTTTTTTTTGCTTCGTTCCTGAACCAGGCGCCTTTTAAAAATTTATAATAGTAATCGCTCTGTTTGATTACCGGAACATTGGGAAAAACCATATCCGCGATAAACATCGGATTGCTGTACCCGACCGATATTCCGGTCAGGTATGAATCTTTGTGAACATCTTTGGGTTTAGGTTGCATTTTTTTTATCTCCCAGGCTTCGCCTCCGGCTTCGCCGCGGCATGCCTTTTTTTTAGTATTTTAGTTTATTTTCAATAGCCTATAATGAATTTTAAGCCGGTATGGAAAGCGTATCGCTACAGAGCAGGATCGCTCCCACGTCGTCTTCCGCTCCGGATGCTCCGATGCACACCCCGCGGGCCAGATCGCCGTCCGTATCCGCAGCGTCGCCCTTGCCGTTGTCGGTGGCTCCGACGTACTCAGCCTTGACCTTGACTCCCACGGCAACTGCCGCGTTCATCACCAGTTTGGAGGTGCCGTCCACGCGCACCACGGCCACTTCGCCGTCTTCCGGTGCGTTCTGCAGCACACCCACCGGATATTCGGTACCGCTGTCTAACAAGTCCACGGTGTTATCATCTGCCTGATGCACAAACATGAACTGATGGCTGCTTAAATCTTCAGCAGCTGTAAAAGTGATATCTCTTCCGCCATATTCTATAGCCATGATATTTCTCCTCTAATCGTTTTTTTAGTTGTTGTTTTGAGACCTCTCTATTTCCCGGCCTCATGGCTTCCCCGTTTTTATGCCGTTCCGGCCGGTCGCCACTTGCTTCTCAACTGGTTTTCCGTCGCGGCGATCTGCTTGGAGGCCTCTCCGAAACTGATGCCTTTTTCCTCGGCCAGTTTATTAGCTTTGGCGACCAGCTGCTGATCGATGGGCGCTTCTTTTTCCCCGCCCTGTTTGGTCAGCTCTTTGTCGTCCAGCTCCTCCTGGCCCATGGCTGTGGTGGACTCTTTTTCCATAGCTTTCAGCCCCAGGGCTCTTTTTTCTCTTTCCGCGGTATAAAATTGCTTGTAAGCCGCTTCCGCTTCGGTGCCGTCCTCGATGGCCTTTTTGGTTTCAACGGGATCCGCATCGGCGCCAAGGATCTCGGTCACACGCTTGCGCTCGGTGGCGATACCTTCTTTGACGCCGCTTTCATGTCCTTTGTGCTCCGCTTCGGTTTTGAACTTGTCCAGCAGATCCGGGGCTTCCGCCACGATTTGTTTAAAATTGGTTTTCAACTCTTCTCTTGTTGCCATAATGTTGCTCCTTTGGTTGAATTTTTGATTGGCTTGTAAAATTAAAGTTTCCAAATTTCCCAGGCCGTCGGCCATTCCGGCACGGACCGCCGTATCTCCCACCAGGACACCGCCGTGACCGAAATCGTTGATCACCGTGTCTGTTTCGGTGCCTCTGTTTCGCGCCACGCTCTTAATAAACTGATCCGCAATGGCATCCGCGGTTTTAAGGATTTCTTTTCGACCTTCTGCCGAATCCGGGTCCGGTCGTTTATTAGGGCTCTGGGTGGATACAATCTCTATTCTATCGCCGGACTGTTTCCACATAGCCACCACACAGCCGATGGACCCCAGGCTGGCGGTGGCATCAATAATTATTTTATCCGCAGCAGACGCGATCCAGTATGCCGCACTGGACCCGGTTCCGCCTACATATGCGGTGATCGGTTTGGTTCCCCTGGCCTCATATACCATCTCGGCAAACTCGTTCACTCCGGACACTTGCCCGCCGGGCGAGTCGATATCCAGAATGACGGATTTCACCTTGTCGCTGTCCAGCACGGTCTTGAAATCCTTGGCCAGTACGGAAAGAGAGGTCATTTGAAAAAACATGGACAAAAAACTGCCGTGCCTGATAATGGGACCGGTAATCGGCAGGATGGCCACCGAGTCTCGCATGATGATGTTCGCACCTTCGGATGACCATTCGCCCGGCTTGGCCATCAACGCGCTGTAATCAATCTCGTTTTGCGCTGTAATGATGGACTCCAGTCCGTCCGCTGATATCGCCCAGGGCCGGGCAAATATATCAATCGCCTTGATCGTCTTTACTTCCATTTTCATCGCCTTTCGTCGTTTTGGTCTGGTCCGCCCGGCCCAGCTCCAGTTTCAGATCTTTTACTTTGTCCTCTTCCCGGGCCTTTTGTTCCAGCACCTCTTCCCAGTCTCTGCCCTGGGCCGCGGCTTCTTCCGCCAGGGTGGACAGGCCGTAATCCACCGCCTTTTTGGAGGCATCGACCTCTTTGACCGGATCCACCCAGCCCCAGCCGCCGCCGATCCATTGCACACGGCTGTACTCGTGCTTGAATTTGTAAAAATCGGGCGCATCGAACCGGCCGCGCAGATAGGCCTCTTCCAGGATCATGTCCCACACCGGCCGGCAGAACTTGCGGGAAAACCAGTTGCGCCAGTTGGTAAACATTCGGCGGCCTTCCAGCAGGGACGCCCGGGCGCTGGAGTAGTTGGTTTTGGAAAAATCCTTGGCGATTAGTTCGTAAGGCAGGCCCAGGGATATGCCGATAATCCGCAGAATGCTTTCGATGAACGGCCCGAATGCATCGCCGGGGCGCTTGGGATCTACCGTATTGATGGATTCATTAAAATTCAGATAGCTGACCATGCCCGGCTCAATGCTCTGCACCCGCTCGTTGGTGTCTGTTTCCGTGCCGGTGCCGGTGGCCATGGCCGCCGCCATGGGGTCTCCCTTGGTGATGAACACCGCCAGGCAGGCCGCCACGCGGGCCGCCACCACCTCGGCTTCCATGTAGTCCGCCAAATCCTTGAAATAGGACAGCACCGGGGCGAAAAAGGGCACGCCGCGAGTCTGGCCGGGACGCTTCACCGGGAAAATATGCAGTATTTTAGGACGGCCTTCGGAATCTCTGGCTTTAATGGATAGATAGTCGTCTTTGTCCTGGACTTTTTGCTTGGTTTTTTTAATCCAGTAGGATTCAGGCTGGCCCCGTTTGCCGGTAACGATCCCATGAGGCGCTTCGGTCCTTTCTTTTGATGGGGAAGCCAAGCGCTCGGACTCGATGATCTCCAGGCAACGCCCGAACGGCCGCCAGGACTCGTTGGCCCAGGTGGGGATGACGATGGTTTCGCCGTCTTCGATGATCTTAGCCAGAGCGAGAAACTGCATTTCGTCGATATCCATCCGGTTGGACGCATCCGCCATGGGCGCAAAGATATCCCAGGCCGTCTCCGCCTGACGCCTCAGGCTTTTGGCCCGGTCCTCGGATATTCCCAGCAGCTTTGCCCGGATCTTGGACTGCGGTTTCAACCCGTTGCCGATGATATTGGTCTTCATGGTGTCGGTGGCGCCGGAGGCCACCGGATCGTTGCGATTGGCATCGCGGGATCTGGCCCGCATCACCGACAGATCGTACTGGGTGGCCGTGGCCTTGTCCCCGCCCATACCCGGCAAAATCCAGTTGTCCCGAATCCGGGTAATATCGGCCGCCTTGTATCCGGACAGCATGGACAGCGCGTACCTGGACCGCAGCCTGCGGACGCCCCACTGAGGAGCAATCTTTTCAATGGCCCGGTCAATGATGTTTTTCTGTATATCAACCTGTCTCATGTCGGACTCACAAATTTGACTTTATTGATAAATCCGCCCGGCTGCAGCTCGGCCTGGATCAAGGATCTCAACTTAATCAGCTTGTCCATATCGGTCGCTTGGTAGGACGTGGTCTTACCGGCTCGATCGATCTGGACCGAGCGTTTACCCTGTGCCAAATCCATGATGGCGGTTTCAACCGCCGCCAAGTCGGTGGATGTAAAAGCCATGGAAAAAACCTTTCAGGATTGATTGTTAAACAGTAAAAAAACCGCCGCCTGTTTACAGGCCCAGCGGCTTTCGCCAGTAATCGCAGTCTTTTTCCGGCTTTTTCAAATCAATGGGGATTTTCCGCTTGGGACAGGTCCCGTTCTTTTTGTCCATCCGCTCCAGTATTCGACAGTTTAAACAGGTTTTTTTGATTTTCGGCTTTTGAGGTTCTTCGGGAGGTGTTTCCGGGATCAGTTGTTTGAGTTTTTCCAGTTCGACCCGCAGCTCGTCATTTTCCTTGCTGCCGGCCTCGATAAGCGTTGCCTGTTTTTCCAGTTCTTCCGCCTGCTGCTGATTGATGACGACCTGATCTTCCAGCTGCTTCTGTAAATCTTTTAAATCCGACATTTTCCGACTCCTTTTTTATGGATTAAAAAACAAAAAACCCCAAAATATGGTGAAATTTAAAATTTCACCCACCATATCATGGGGGTTTTGGGTAAAATCGGGAAATGTGCTAAAGACTTACATAAAATATACCCAAAATGTATAGTTAAATATCAAAAGAATTCTATTGACAGTAAAAAAAGCGCCTCTTTTTAGAGCGCTTTTTTTGAATTGAGAATTGAAAATTAAAAGTTGTGAATTAGAAAGGAATTATTTGTTACATTTCACTTTCAAAATATAAGTAATCGTCGGATCTCCGGACAAAAAATATTTACCGGTTTGTATCGAATCCTCACCGATCACCTCGATACTTTTGCACTTATCTTTGAATATCACATCGACGGCTTTCAACCGGTCTTCTTTTTTGTTTCCATCCCAGCCAATTTCGACATAATTTAAAATCGATACTTTGTAATCGTAAGAATTGTCATCAGCCGTATCGACCTTGATCTTGCCCTGCGCCGTCATCGTCCCGATGTGTGTCGGAGTTCCCGCGCACGAAACCAGGACAAACCCGCAGCAAATCATCAAAAAAAGTATTTTCTTCATTGTAGCCCCCCTTTGGTTTTTTAACCAACCTTCTGAGGGCTCATATATAGCACGATCTTTTTTATTTTACAACTTTATCCGTGACCTCCGCTCACCTTTCTGCATTTTTTACACACAGCAACTGCCTGACCACCCCTATCTTCAGATATCCACTCGTGATCACAATCCAAATTAAGCGCCTCGATAATTTCGTTTATTTTTTCAGATAGCATTTCTACTATTTTTTTGAGAACCAAAATATTTTTACCATGGCTATCCAAGTATGCAATTGACCCAAACGATAATTCTTCTCTCACAGATTTTATACAGGCTTCCATATCTTCCGGTATTTTTATTTTTTCAATCATCTTAATTCACTTTTCACATTTCAAAACTCAAAATTAATTATTCCGCATCTTCCGGCGGGTTTTTCTCTCTGTACCGCGTCAGCACCCTAAAATATTCATCCAGGTTGTCGGCATAAGCATACCACCGGTTGTTGATCAATTTTGCCGGCATGCCTAAGGCTATAAACTCTTTAAACAACACCCGGCTGGAAATGCCGATATAATTCATTATCGCGTCACAGCCGATAAGTATTTTATCATTGGTCGTCATTTATTTTTTATCCAAACACTTCCTTGTTTACCACCTCGCACCCAGTTTTCGTTTTGAGCCGGTATCACCGGTTTTTCTTCTTCCTTTTTCGGCTGTTTTTTCTGCCAAAATCTAACCCCCAGGATCTCGGCGGCGGCCAGGCCGTAGCCGGACACGTCCCAGCCGTGGTTGGCCATGGACTGGCGCACCTGCCAGATCCCTTTTTCGTCCACATACTCGGAGGTCATCTGCCGGGCCCAGTCCACCGACATTTCGGCGTGCATGTGCCAGGCTCCGGGGTCGTCCGGGGCAATCTCCAGGGTGTTGGCCAGCTTGTTCTTGAAATAGGTGGTGTTCACCCGGGCCAGCATCACCCCGCCGGCAATGGGCTTGTTGGTGCCCGGATACACGTCGATTTTGGACCAGGCCACCGGCTGGTTCATGGTCTGCACTCCCTTGAGGGCAAACACCCGGCCGCGGTTGACCCGGCACCAGTCGTACACCTCGGAGGTGCGATGACCGCCGGAGTCGATCACGCTCAAGCGCACCAGGTATTTTTTCCCCTCCGCGTCCAGGTAGGCATCGTCAAACAGAATTTTTTCCAGCTGGGCAAAGTTGGCGGCAAAACCGTTGCGGATCTGCCACGACTCCTGGGTGAGGCCATAACCCCAGGCGCGGATCTCGTAAAAAAAGCCGTTGTCCTGGGTGTCAATGGCGCCGGTGAGCGCGGCCACCACGTTGCCGGACGGCACCAGCCCGGCGGGGCGCTCATCCCGCAGCGCCAGGATGTGGTCCTCGTCCCGCTCATCCGGGTAGTCGAGCCAGGGTATCGCCTGGTGGCCATTACGAAAGTCTTTGAGCTTGGTCTTGTCCTTTAATCCCCGCAAAAAGGCCGCCGCCACCTCGGACAGACCCACAAAAATGGACAGCCACGACGGGATGTGAAAACCGATTTTTTGTGGCCGGTGCTTTTTCAGGTGAACCATCAACTCCAGGCCGGACTCCCGCTCGATCCAGTCACCGTTTTGCACCGCCCGATTTCGCAGGTCATCGTCCCAGGTTTCCCCGCACTCCGGACACTGGTACCAGGCCAGGTTTTCACCCTCGACTCGCTCCGGATCCCGCTCATCCTCCGGAAACTTGATCTGCTCAAAGGTCATGAGATGAAAATGGTCGCAGAAGGAACAGCGGACATAATAATCAAAGACAGCCTGGGACTCCACGGTCAAAGCCACCCAGATAAAGCCTTCCTCGATGGTAGGACTGGAGATCTTCCACTCTTTATAAAACCAGCGATAAGTCCGGGTCCGCTTTTCTCCCAGGGATATGGGATCCGTCTCTTTTTTTCCGCTGGTCTCCGGATATTTGTCCGTCTCATCAAACACCAGGTGTCGGATGGGCTTATTGGCCATCCGCGCGGCGGATCGTGCCCAGGCCATATATATCGGCATGTGCTGCAGGTTGATCCGCATAGACGACACATCGTCATCCACGCCGGTGAGATAACCCCGGAGCCGGGCCGATGATTCAATCATGGGGCGGATCCGGTCCCGGGAGTTATCTCTGGCCGTCTGCTCGTCCGGATAGACGTACAAAACCGGCCCTGGCGCCCGGTCGATGGCATATCCGATGCAGTTATTCGCCGCCTCGGACTTGGCCACCTGGGGCGCTGCGCAAACCGTGATCACCCGGACGGACGGGAAAAAAGACGCATCCATCACCCCGACCATATACGGCGTGACCCGGTTTTTCCATCTGCCCGGCAGCCCGCCGGTGGTCACCACCCGGTGTTTTTCACACCACCGGGAAACCGGGATCTGCTTTCGCTTGCGAAGTACTTTTTTCTCCGCAGCGGTAAACGACCCGAAGTACTCCAGCTTTCCGGACTCCAGCAACTGATCCGCCAGCATCCCCGGCAGCCAGGATGGGGATTTAATTGTGAATGTTGTTTGATTTAAATTCATGCTTCCGTTACAAGTTCAAAAACCCGATCACCCACAGGGTCGTGTGTAAACCACCTTATTTTTTTATTGTTCTTTTTAGCGTACTCAACTTCATTGGTTGTACTCTCCCCAATATAGTCCATATAATTCACAACAAATATTTCATCAGAAATATCTATTTTCCGGAGGTGGAGTGCATCCATTTCATCGGCAACGCCTTCATGCTCTGCAAGATGGTCAGGGATTAGACCGGAACAATACCATTCCGGCAGTAAGTGCAGCCCCATTGTTATCGCTTTTTCATCACGCTCAATAAACCAGGCACATACTGCCATTATATCCACAAATCTTGACGATCCACACATTGTTACTATTTTAGTTATTTTCATTTCACTTGACCCCTTGGATCCTCGCATCCTTCAATTCTCAATTCACTATTCTTAACTCTCAATTATCACTTGGAAGTTATCCAGGCTGGCATACTCGTTGAGCGCCTCGTCCAGCATTCGCCCCAGCATCTCCTGCAGCACCGGCACCAGAGACGGATCGCCCTTGACCGCATCCGTCAGATCCCGGCACTCCGACATGAACCGGTGGCGCAGGCCCGCATCAAGAGCGCCGGCCCGGCCGGCCATTTCCATTTCGAACTCCGACCGCAGGATGTACTTCCCCTGGGCCACATCCTGCTTGAACTTCAGATCCGACACCTGCTGGCGAAGTTTTTCCACCTCCATCTCGCCCTTGCTTTTCTGCAGCTGCTGCAGCTCGGTATCGGAGATCTCCGCCGGCTTTTTCAACCCGGCCACACGCACATACCGGTCAATATCCCTTTCCAGCACCGACCCGTCCGGCTGAATCCGCAGCAAGCCGTCGCCGGCATCCTTGTACAGCTTGGTTTTACCGATCTTGAACCCTTCCCGCCGCAGGTGCTTCAACACCTCCAGCCGGTTTTTCACCGCCGGTTCGGGGCCGTCCCCCTGCATCTCCGCCAGCATTTTGGACGCCTTTTCCAGGGCTGCCAGGTTTTCCGCGGTGGGATCCTGTTCCACTTTTACCCTGGCTTTGTCCCGGGCCTGAATCAATATGTCGATATCTTCCGTCATCTGCGCTGTATTATTCTGATCTTCTCCTGGTAAGCCAGGTTTGCCTTTTGTACGCTCTCCAGCCGGCTTTTCAGCCGATGATTTTTAATGTTCAGCTCCGCCACATGCAACTGCAGTCCCTTGATATCTTTTTGCAGCCGGATCAGCTCTTTGCCATGGGTCACGAACACGGCATCGATCTCGCGTCCCCGGCCTACTCCCCACCAGAACACCGGAGGCACCGCCATCGCAAAAAGCGCCGCAACGATTAAATATTTATATTTTTTCATACGAAATGTTGTTCTTACAGCATTAATCAAAATATATTTCATTTACCGCTTTATCGATGGCTGTTTTTAAAGTTTCTCTAATTTTTTCGACTTTATTTTCCGCACGGTCTTTAATCGGACGGCACGAACACGGCGTAATTAATATCGTATTATCGTAAGTTTCCTCTATTTCTAATGCTGCGCCGCACTGTTTACATTGAAATGTATATGATATTTCAAATTCGCCAGCAGCCATTTTTCACCCCCATTTTTTGATCAAAAAGATCACCGCAAGGTTAAGCAACCCGGCGGAAAACCAATACAGCCCGCTGCCCCACCGCTGGCAGATCAGCAGCGGTACCGCAGCCGCGAAACTCTCCAGCATGATAATGATCGGCAGTATATTTAATAGTTTGTCCATAATATTTAAGAATTAACGATATACATCCTCGCGTTTAGCCACCAATCTTTTAAGGTTCTTTTTTATTTTTACTTCGGTTAATTCTTTTAATGCCGATATCAATTTTCTGATTTTTCCAGGATCCGGCTCCCGAAGCTGGACACTGTAATTGGTGTTTGCCCCGATATTTACCCATTCAGGCTCTATATCGGATATTATTTCAACCATTTCCTTAAGATCGAAATCCATAATCGGTTCTATCGTAACCATTGTCCGGCAACCGTCTTCTTTCCCGACTGTATGAATTCCGCAGTATCTATCAACAATGGCCGGGGCATCTTTGTTGATATATTTTTCTCTGTTTGTCTCGATAGTGGTCCCAAATATGATCGAATCGCCAAGCTCATTAATTTTGGGGTAATACCCATAGAAATCTGTAAACCTGTTTGGATTTTTTGACTGAAAAAGCCATCTGTTTCTTTCAAATTTGCAGCAATGATTGAGGGTTTTTAATATCCATTCTGCAGGAATGTCCCACGCCCACATATCGCAACTTGATCCCACAAATATGAAATGATCGCTTCCGAGGTCGGTTTTTAATTCCGACTCATCAAAATGGAGCTTCGGCTGTTTTCCCCATTTTTTCATATAACAATAATTGCAATTATGGGGGCATTTACCTTTGACGGTATTCCACGTGTGCGTCACGAACGAATACATTTTTCCTTTGACTGGGTTTAGCATATTTATTCCTCTGTCATTTCGTTCATAATTGCCTCAGCAGCCTCAAAAGGCCGATCATCTTCATTGATATTATGAACGTTCGGCGTGCTGGTGGCATAAACTTCCCGAATGATATTCTCTAAATATTCTTTGGCCATCATTTTTGTTGGTGCTTCGATATAAAATCTCATGATTTACTTTTCTTTGGTTTCTTCTACAATTGTTAAGGCTGCCCTGCCCTGCTTTTTATGGTCAGCCGTCCAGCCGGTTATTAAATTTCGGTTATGGCCCATCGTATCCATCTTCTATCTCAGCTTCTGCAAACATACTTTCTACTTCTTCTTCTGCTTCATATTCTAACCAGCCGACAGACACTAAACGTTCTTTCATTTCTTCTTTGGTTAATTCTCTCATTGTCTTTATACCTCGTAGAAATTTAATGTTAAGGCTGATTAGCCATTCTTTTTATGGTCTAAACCCAGCCGGTTATTACCTGCCTCCATCGCATTTATAAAATTTTTGATTTTAGGGATGAGATATTTGTCTCTTACTCTTTCAACTACACAACAACTGCCATTTGTGTGCTCTTCCCACCTGCGGCAAAAACCATCATAAAGCTTAAGAAGATCATAAAAATTATATAAATTGCTAACGAGGGATTGTTCTTTATTGTATTTGAAATGCCAATAGCCCTCCAAATCTTCTTCTTTGCATTTGAATAACTCATCTTGAAAAGCTGTATGTAACGAAATTATGGTTTTTTCAATATCTTGTTCTGTTAATTTTGTATCGTTCATAATTCCTCCAGGCAGGTAATGTTTAGGCTGACCTGCCATGCTTTTTATGGTCAGCCGTCCATCCGGTTATTATTTACGTTCTGACGCAAAGCTTTGATTGCCCTTTTGTGGACATACCTCGAACTTCATTGTTTTTATGTCATACCCACGATTTTTGATTGCCTCCACAAATTTATCATTAAAAATTCCCGACAACCAATGTGCATCACTCTTTGTTGAGGTTCCAAGAGGCCAATATAACATTATGTCATTTTCACGTTTCGACCAACTTGCTCTTAATTTGTCTTTTTGTCTCATAGTAAATAATGTTAAGGCTGAATGGTTGCGGGGGCCTTCGGGAGAGAAACCTTTTTCCCGAACTTGCTAGTATTATCCCAAATTCCTAGTCTTTCGGGGCCGCTCGACCCCCGCAATCTGATTCCAGCCGGTTATTAAAAAATATTTACGGGTTAAAATCCCATAAACTCTGGTAAGGCGTTGTATACATCTTCGCGCATCTTTTTTTTGCGAACAACAAAGCCGTCACTATTGGATTCAAGGGCCTCAATTGCATCGGCAACATTTTTTATATTTTTTTCATAGTAGCCATTATTTGGTTCATCTTCTAAACCAATCCAATAGACTGTAATTTTTCTTTTCATATTTGATTCTCCAGTAAATGTTTTTTAATGTTAAGGCTGATAATCCTGATATTTAGGAGTTATCCAGCCGGTTGTTATTTGTCAGCACGTTACATTAGGTGGCACATAAACATACCTTTGCTTTGTATAACAATTTGGGAGCCGCTTAGCTTTTTGGTTCCACGGTGGAACTTGATCTATATGAACTTCTTTACGCCATATAATTTTAGCTGTTTTAAAGTGCCAACATTCTTTTGCACCACCTAAACCATGATTGTAATCATTATTGTAACAACCTGAACAATGTTTTTTATCCATTTTTCCTCCTGACAAATAATGTTAAGGCTGAATGGTTGATGGGTTTGTAGCTCACATAT